CCCGCCGCAGACGCAGCGGCCAACAGTCCGATGATCTGCGTGCAGGCATCCGCCAATGCTTCCCGGCAGACCTCACACCCGGCGGCGTGGCTCTCCGCCCGGCCAAAGGTGGCGGCATCGATCATGCGGGAAGCCCGGCTGCACAGCACCCCGAAGGCCGTTTCCGGCACCGTGCCGCCCGCCGTGAGGTATTCGTCGTAGGTACAGTACAGCATGGGGCCTCCTTATGCTGCGACGGCAGCGGCGGTCAGGAACGCGAACGGAACCTTGGAGCGGTCGGCATTCAGGCGGGTTGCAGGGTTGGGCAGTGCCCAGCCCATGCGCATGACCACACGCAGGGCCACCATATCCTGCTGGGCGAGGTTGTAAACGATCTCCTTGGTGGAAGGATCCTGAATAACGCCCTGATCCAGCAGCTTCACGGTGACATCCTGACGGATGGAGTACACCAGCTTCTTGAAGTTGCCTGCAATCAGCTGGGCCTTAGAAGCATCAAAGCCGCCGTTCTCCGGGAAGTACATCGGGGCACCGTCCAGCGCGTAGGTGGTTGCACCCTGCATATCGGAACGGAACAGAGGACGGCCCGTGGTATCCACAAGGCCGCGCAGTTCTGCCTTTGCGGTCAGATCGCCGACCACGGCATCCACACCAAAGCCGCCAGCTTCCACCTTGGAGAACAGACCGTCCTTGCCCAGCAGCTTTGCGTAGTCGATGGGGCCGGTGACTTTGTTCTTGGCCGCAAGGGTAAGAACATCGGTCGTCCACTCGGTGGGGCGCTCGCCGCCGAACAGGATGGCGTTGTCGATCTTTGCGCCCATAGCTTCCCGGACGCGGGGCTGTACCTCGCCCATGATGTCAAAGCTGGAATCTGCCAGCACAGCTTCAGGCACAGGCACAATGACGGCCAGCTCTGCAGCGGTCATATACACGTTGTCCCATTCCTGCTTGCTGGTCTTTTTCATGCCGGTGTCACCGTTGACCCAGTAAGCCAGCGGCAGCATGGACAGCACGGGGATCTTGGTCTGGTTAGAGGTCATATTGGCAAGGCGGGTGCCAAGCTGCATGACGGTGGAGCTTTTGGGCACGTCCTGCTGGATGGTGTTCACCAGCTGCTCCCGGATCAGGGCCTCAGCCTTATTGCGGGCGATTGCATCAATAGCCATAAGAATCAACCTTTCTGGCCGAACGCTGCGCGGAACGCAGCGTTTGCGGCCTCATGTGCGTTTGCAGGCTGGCCGGGTGCGCCGGTCGCCGATGCGGAAAAACGTGCCATGCCGCCGTCCGGCAGAATGGCGCTGGGATCACTCTCTTTGAAAGCCTTGACATAATCATCAAAGCCCAGAATCTCGCCGTCCTTCATGGCAAAATTCTGGGCCTTTGCATCTGTCAGAAATGCCTTGCGGGCGCTCTCGCTGGAAAACTTCAGGCCGGATGCCTTGCGTTCCAGAGCGTAGCCCTTTTCAAGGGCAGCTACCTGCGCGGCAGCATCGGTCTTGGCCTGTTCGGCCTTGGCCTTCCACTCCGGGTCGTAGCCCTCGAGTTTGCTGTTTGCAGTGGACAGCTGTTCGGTCAGGGTGGTTTTCTCGGCCTTGAGGGTGGTGATCTCGTTCACCTTGGCCGTGATATCCGCGCCGTGCAGGTTCATGATGCTGTCCAGCTGGTCCGAGGTGATACCCGGAATGATCTTGCTCACATCTTCGCGTTTCACTTGCGATGTGCTCCTTTCTTTTGTCTGTGGGGTGGATGGGTCCCTTCTGTTTAGTATCGCGGTTCTCATTCCGCACGGGACAAGACGGGGTACGCGCCGCCTTCCGCTGTGGTGCCGCTTGCGGGAGTTGAACCCGCCACCCCCGGATTAAAAGTCCGGTGCTCTGCCAACATGAGCTAAAACGGCATAGATGTAAATGAAGATAAAAAGAAGAAGCCCACACCGTGAGCTTCTTCTAATCATTATTTTATGGGCTTCCTAAGAGCATCTTCTATATTCCACCCGCTCTCAATTCTTGCTCTTAGGGTGGAAGGATTTATGCTGTATTCATGAGCCCAGTCTTGCAGAACCTTTTCGTTTCCATTATAG